TAATGTATTTTTAAATGAAAAATGTAAAGATGCATTATCAATGGATGAATTTATTAATAAAATAGAAGTTTCGATAAAAAACTTATTAACAACAAAGGAAAAAGGGCAAACACAAGGAATAACAAATATAATAATGGAAAATATGAATAAACTTTCACTATATGAAAGACCATTGCATTGCACAGATAAAAAGCGGGAAACATTATATATAAAAAATAATGAATGGGAAAAGGATGAAAATAAAGAATATATATATAAAGCATTAAAAAGTGTTGAATCAAAACAATTAAAAAAATTAAATGTTTGGTTAGAAGAACATCCAAATTATATGAATAATCCTGTAGAACAAGAAGAATTTGCTAAGTTAATGAGTGAATGTGGAAAATCAGTTGAGGATGGAAAAGATAAAATAATTAAAAAAATATGTGATAATGTTTATTTAGAAAAAATACACGAATAAGCTTTATAAAATATATAATTATTGTATATTTTATAATATTATGGTGTCCTCCTAGCTAAATTGCTATTTTTTGCATTTTTTAATTCTCCGAAAAAATTTTGAAAATTGGACATTTTTTATGTCCATTTTTGAAAAGTCGATTTGAGAATTGACAAAAAAAACGAAAAAATGAGTTTAGAGCATAATGGTTTAATTTCTATTTATGAAAAATAAAAAGTGTTACTGAAAGTTTTTTAATTATTTTTAAAAAAGATTTAGGCTCTTTTTTATGTAGTATATATATACTACAAATGACTACAAAAAACGAGCAAAAAAGAGCAAAAAACGAATTTCATTGTATATGTTGTAACTTTACATCGTATAAAAAAATTAATTTTGAACGTCATATTATGACATCAAAACATAAAAGACTACAAAATACTACAATAATAGAGCAAAAAGAGCAACCTGACGGTAAGAAGTTTGCTTGTGAATGTGGAAAATCATATAAACATCATTCCAGTCTTTACAATCATAAACATAAATGTAATTATAAAAGTAATATAGATTCAAATGCTAATAGTATTGAAAATAATGATATTAATAAGAAAGTTGATGATACAATGAATTATAAAAATTTATTTTTTGAATTAATTAATGAAAATAAAGAAATGAGAAGTATGTTGATGAATCAACAAAAACAAATAACCGAAATTATTCCAAAAATAGGAAATAATAATGTAATTAACAATACAACAAATAATAAAAATAAATTTAATATAAATGTATTTTTAAATGAAAAATGCAAAGATGCTATTTCATTAGATGAATTTATTAATAAAATAGAAATATCTATGAGCGATCTAATTACAACAAAAGATAAGGGCATGATAACAGGAATAAGTAATATAATAATAGAAAATATGAGTAAACTATCATTATATGAAAGACCTTTACATTGCACAGATAAAAAACGCGAAACTATATATATTAAAAATGAAGAATGGGAAAAAGATGAAAATAAAGAACAAATTAATAAAGCATTAAAACAAATTGAATCAAAACAATTAAAAAATGTTAAAGTATGGCTAGACGAACATCCAAATTATATGAATTGTTCAAAACAACAAGAAGAGTTTGCTCAGCTATTACGCGAATGTGGTAAATCAATAGAAGATAATAAGGAAAAAATAATTAAGAATATTTGTAATGAAGTATATGTTGATAAAGATTAATTCTATAATTTTTCAATTGGAATATTATGTTCTTGACTAATTTTTTGACAATATTCATCATTATTATAATCATTAATGTAATATATTTTTTTGATTCCAGAAGCAACTAATAGCTTCATACAATTAAGACATGGATAGTGAGTTATATATGCAAAAGCTTCATTACAAGAAGCTCCTCTTTTAGCACAATCACATAAAGCATTTTGTTCTGCATGAACAGTTGCTACTTCATGGCCGTTTCTAATAACTTGTTCATGTGGTGCTCCTGGTAAATAACCATTATAACCTTGAGAAATAATTCTATTGTCTTTTACTAGAATACAACCAACATGTAATTTTTTACAAGCCGAACGTTTAGCAGTAATTTCAACTAATTGTTTATAATATTCACTCCAAGATGGTCTATTTTCCATTAATAATTATTCGTAATAATTATTTTAAGTTATTATCATAATTATTATAATATAAATGGTTAAGAAAACAAAAATAAATTTGAATACATTAAATACACATATAAATGCTCTAATTGATAATTTAGATGATAAAAGAATTTATAAAAATATAGATTTAGTTTTAGATGGTGGTTTATTTAATGGGGGTTATCAAATAGGGTGTGTTTTATATTTAAAAACATTGGAAAAGAAAAAAATTATAAATATAGAAAGAATATCAGGTTGTAGTATAGGTTCATTAGTAGGATTTTGTTATTTAACTAATAATATACAAGAATGTATTAATAATTACGAAGATTTATTAAAATGTTATAGAGAGAATAACAATTTTAAATTATTCAAAGAATTATTATATAATATAGTAGTTAAAAAGGATTATTCATTAGATATGATAAATAATAAATTATATATAACATACCATGAAGTAAAAAATACAAAAAAAGTAACAAAAAATAATTATAATAGTAAAGAAGAAATATATGAAAGCATATTAAAATCATGTTTTATACCTTTTATGTTAAATGATGAATATTATTATAAAGAAAATTATTTAGATGGTATTTCACCATATATTTTTGAAAAAAGTGACAAAAAAATTATATTTATTAAATTATTATCATTGGATAAATTATTTGAATCTTTTATAATTAAAAATGAAAATAATATAATTACTAGATTATTAACTGGAATTGTAGATATAGACAATTTATTTCACAATAAAAAAACGCAATTTTGTTCATATGTAGATAACTGGAAAATGAATGATTATATTATGATAAGATTAAGAAATATAATTTCTATATTAGTAGTTTTTAGTATCGAGTATATTATAAAATTTTATAATAATATACCAGATAAAATAAGAAATTCATATATTATAGAAAACATTCACATGATAATTAATTATATGTATAAAGATTTTTTAAAAAGCCATATTTTATAATCGCAATTTATATCCAAAGAATTTACCTCTTTTATTTTTAGTTTTTTGTTGTTTTTTACCTTTTTTCTGTGTTCTACGTTTATTATTTTTTTTAGTTTTTTTATCACTTTTATCTTTCTTATCACTTTTGTCTTTCTTATCTTTTTCAGAAGGAATGTATCGTAAGAAATATCTATCATATTCTTCTGTTCCTCTTTTATTTTTCAATTCTTGAAATCTTTCACTTTTTTCAGCTCTTATAGATTCCATAGTTTCTTGTTTACCATAACAATTAATACTAAATCGTTTTAACAAACCTTTTTGTTCTAATCTATTTCTTGCTTGAACATTAAATAAGTATTGCGCCATGCAAAGTAATCTATTTTTATCATAATATGGGCGATTACTGTAATAGAAAGCTAAATAAAAACTTAAAATAGTATCAATAGTTGCGACCTTAATATTTCTACCTTTAATTTTGATATTATTATAACTGTGACAAGCTAAAGGTTTATATATAAATGCGACTGTATCATTATCTACAATAATTTCATAATGAGGTGCTATTATTTCACCAAAACCAGATTTTTTAAGATGGTTTCTCAATTGTTATTTGAGTAACATCACAATTGCCATAATGGAATGTTGAGGCGCAAGAAGTTAGGTAAAAATTCCACATTCTTCGAAACCTATCATCAAAACCCATTTCAGAAATTTCATCCCATTTCACGTTAAATGTCTCATGCCACCGTCGCAAAGTTTGAGAGTAACTTTCTCCAAACTCTATAGAATTAACGACTTTCAAACCTGCCCGTTCAACTTCTGATCGAAGTGCAGCTGGACTTGGTAGCATCCCACCTGGAAAAATATATTTTTGAATGAAATCCACTCCTCGACGATAAATTTCCCATCTAGCCTCTTGGATTGTGATAATTTGTAGAGTTGCTTGTTTGCCGGGATACAGACAATTTTTTACA